ATAATCATAGCTTCCATTTCGTTTGATTTTGTTCTAACAGCAGTTCTAAATGATTCAATATTAGCTGGTATTGCTTTGCCAGTTTCAGATTTTCTAACTACATACCAATCGTTAGATTGTAATAGTCCAGCAGATTGTGATTTAATTATTTGAATCTTTTGTGATTTTAAACCTTTAGTTACTAATTGAACTCCATCTTGTAATACTGGTTCGCCATCTTCATCAACTACATTAACATCTTCTAATTGTTTAGGAGTTGCAGTTCCAAAGTAAGATATTGCTTTACCATTTTCAAATTTAAACTGTTCATTAGTGTTTATAAAATATGCTTCATCTTTTTTATTTTGATGATTAAATTCTATTTCATAAATTCCTATGTCTTGTTTTTCTTCATTAGACCACAAAGCAAATATCTGTGATGAATACTTTGTACCTTTATGTTCAAAAGATTGTGGATTTGAAAATACTTTTACTATTTTATTATTGTCTATAAGTGCGTACATTATGTTATTGATAAGTTTAAATTTCTACCAGTTTCTTGCCAAACTGTTCCATTATATTTAAAAACAAATATATCTGCTTTAGAAGCTGTTGTAGTTAAAGTTGGTGCTGTATCGCCAGTAAATTCATAAGCACTATTAAATGATAATGTTCTTGAGCCAGTTCCATCTTGTATAACTGTAAGTGCTATAAATTGACCAGTAGTGCCACTTGTTGGTGCAGATAAAGTTCTGTTTCCACCAAGAGTTACTTTAGCAACTTGTTGTGTAGATGCGTCCCAAGAAATTGTTGAACCATCTGTAAGTGTTTGTTCTGTAAAACCAGAAACAAAAGATAAATTACCTGAAGCATCTGTTTGTATAAATTTTCCTACTGATGGTGCGGTACTGGGAAATGTAAGGGTATAAGATTGTGCCGAAGAATGTGGGGGTGAAGCAAGTTTAATTCCATGAGAATTACTTTCACAGTTCAATTGAATCCTACCAGAGTTAGTAGCACCGCCAACCTCAACTACACCAGTTCCGTTAGGATATAATTTTACATTGGCATTTGAAGTTGTAACTATTGAATGAGTATTTGTATCAAGATTGCCACCAAGTTGTGGAGTTAAATCATTTACTAAATCTGTTGCAACACCAGAAAAGGTTACTGTGTTTGTTGTATGGTTAATTGTAGCGAGTAAAATGTTATCAGCACCATCATAGTATTTTAAAAGAGGAACAGTTGCAGAAGAAGTATCTAGCCAGATTGTTCCTGCGACTGCACCTGAAGGAAGTGATGTTCCTGAGTGTGATGTTCTTACTGCGTTTAAAAAATCATTGAGGTCGCTTCTAAAAGCTGGGAAACCTTGATTATTAATTACAAAATCGTGTTGTGCCATTATCTATCTAATATATTATTTAAAAACCTTTCGCAATAAAATCAAATACTCTACTTACTCCAGTTCCGCTACTATTTTTAAAAGCTATGTTAAAGCCATTAATAGTTTTGTTACTTAAAGTAAAAAAATCTCCAGTAGCCATACCTTGATTTGTTATACCAACAGCATAGTTAGCAGAATAAAATGCATTTGTAAATGTTACTTCGTAAATTTCAGTTCCACTTACTAAATCATTTCCACTAAATATTCTATCTGGCATATCAATACTTACTGATAAAGAACTACTAACTCGAGTAGATGATAAATCAAAAGAAGTTAATACTACTCTAAACTTGTAATATCTTGCTGTGTAATCACCAACGACAAAGTTTCTAAATGATGTGTAAGTTATATTGTCATTAGATAAAGCAATCTCTAAATGTGCATTACAATTTGCAGGAGTATCACCATCAAAGTTAGATTGTGCGTCATCAAAATCTCCAGTTCTTGAATCAAACAAGTCATCTAAGTTATCTGAAGTTTGTGTAATAGAAGCAGTTACTCTTGAAGTATAAACTCCACCTATGTCTATTGGACTTGCAAATAAATAATTTCCAGTAGCATATAAGTCAAAAGCTGAAACACCAGAATCAAAGAACGAAGTAGCATCATCAAAATCACCTATTGCAGAATCAAATAGTTCTGATGAATCTAATCTTAATGTTCCATCTGATACGATTGTATTTGTAAGTGTACCAGAAAAAGTAGGAGATTCAGTTTGTGTTGCAACAGCATTAAAGTTTCCTATTGTACTAATATTGGTTGCTATAATTGTTTCATTAGAAGATAAGTTTCCATTTTTATCTACTGCTTTAATTAAATAAGAACCTACTCTTGCTGGAACTGTAACTGAAGTAGCTGGTCTTGCAACCTTTTCAACTAAAGAAACTGAGTTAGCCCAAGAAGCACCAGTTGTTAATGTAGAAAATCTTATTTGATAGTAAGCTAAATCTAAATCAGCAATTTGTGTCCATGATAAATGAGCATCACTTCCAATGATGTTGCATGAAAAATCTTCAACATCTGCTGGTGGTGCAATTCCACCAATGATAGTTCTTGTTGCAGAAGTATAAGTAGATTTTACTCCAAGAGTATTGATAGCCAAAACTCTTACGTTGTAACTTAATCCATCTATTACGTTTAGTATTCTATGATTTAATCCTCTAACCTGACCAGAAACTTGGAATGTTGCATCAGTACTTAATTTATATTCTACTTGGTAATAGTCCACGAAGTTATCAGGTGATGCACCGATAGTTACATCAAGAGCAGTAATAACAACTCCATCTGAATATTCTATAAGTTGGTCATCTAAAGTAACTGAAGCTGGTGCAGATACAGAAAAAGGATTTGGTAATACAGTATCAGCAATAGTTGGTGCTTCGCCTTTTTCTTCCCAAGTATAAAAGTTATCTTGATGTTCTTCTAATCCTAAAGTTACTGTTGAATCTGAATTGATAGCTAAAGACATTACTCTAAATGGTTTAGCACTAAATCCTGCTGTATCGTATGTTGCTGTAACTATATCTCCAATAGATAAATTAAGTGCTTCTGAAGTTACTGTTACTTCTGCTTTTAAATTGTTTCTTGATCTCTTTAATATGTTCTCACAAATTTCTTCTGCTTGATATGGAGAAGTTACTTGCAACATATCAAAACTTCTCTCTAATAAAGTATTGTTATCATCACTTAACATTGTTGCGTGTTGATCTTCTACTGCTAATCCTGAATCATCAAATGGTGGATATGAAACTGTATCTGATTGGTAATCTTTTTCTGGGTTTGTAAATGTTCCAATAACTCGGTTATATTTTTCTGATTTGTTCTCGCCTTGTAATTTAACTTCACTTACAACATTATCTTTAGTTAATAGTAATTGTGAACTTCCAGTTCCTTCAATAATAACTTTATATTTACCTTGTGTGTAATTAAAGATTGCTCTCATAGGTACTAAGAGTTCTCTTACATTTTCTAATACTTTTTTCTCACTATCTATAACTGCATTTGTTTCAAATAAATTTATATCACTTTCTGCACCAGAATATGGAGTTACTTGTGTATCGCAGGTATTTGCAGAAGTTTTAAATGAATCATATTCATCTTCAAAGGCATCATTAGGTAATCCTTTTCCATATCTGCTATTTCTCAGATAGTCTAAAAGAATTAAAGATGAGTTAGCTGAATAAGCCCAAGTAGTTGAATCATCTTGTCTATGAGAACCAGAACCACCTTTAGTAGAATCTAATCTAGGGTCATAAATCTTCTTACCTCTTACAGTTACTCTAACTTCTGGTAACCCATTAAAAGCATCTTGATTCCATTTAAAACGTAAAGCAACATAAGCTAATCCTGATAGTTTATGATCTGAAGTCCAGTTAGTTGTTTCGTCAAGCAAAGAAGAAGCTGATTGATTATCTAATCCAAAAAATCCTTGTATTGAAATTAAAGACTCTCCACCTTTATAGAAGTTAGTATCTGCACTAGAAACACCTCTTAATGTTCCATCAGTTAATGCACCATCAAATGTTACTAGTTTATCATCTACATAAACTTCATCTATTGCTGTAATTCCTGCACCACCACCTTCGCACAATACTCCAGCTACATAAAGATATTGATTATC